ATTAATGGCATAAATCCAAGAACAGACATTACGAAAGTCAAGACTAAAGCAGGGGTAGCAATTCTTAGGGTATAGGCCCATATCGGTTCGTCGGGTAGCAAGACTTAATTAGCTGTTACGCTTATTATGGCGAAGTAACGACATTAAGTACATGGCTAGGAAAATTTTAGACGGTTTAGCCGTTGCTTCTTTTGTTTTAACTGCTGGAATTATTGGTGGTGGTTTCTTTGGTTATAAATATGTAACTAGCGAACAAGGACAAGCCAAAATCAAGAACGCAATTATGGGTGATATAAAAAAAGCTTTACCTGGGGCTATTGGTGGACAAATGCCAAAGACAACAGGTAACGCAATCCCTCAATTAAATGCTCCTACTAAACTCGGTTTTTAGGTGGAAGTTCCTGAGATACCAGAAATTAATATCCCTGTTCCTGAAGTTTATATCCCCGAAGTAACCCCACCACCAATCCTTAGCATTGCTGTCCCTGGCTGCACTTATACCCATAGAGACATAGGAAATACAGGGAATATTAATCTACTGTTGGATGATCGTAGAGGAATAACTTACAGCGCTCCTTGTGGACAATATCCAAGTTTTATACCAATGAATTATGAACCTGATGAATTAGTAATTGTTGAAGAAGCACCCGTTAATTCTCAAGAACCAAATATGCCAAAGGTTCCAGCTAGTGAGACTCCAAACGTTCCAGAAAAGAAAGAAGAAGAAACTTTTAAACCTTGTCCTGGACCAAATGATCAAAGAGTAGGCGATTATAGAAACGAGAAAAAATTAGAAAGGGTTTCAGGGCATAAAAGAAATTTAGAGGGTGAATGTGAAACCTTATATTCTGATGTTCCATTTATCGAACAATATCTGCCCACGCCCGCGACTGCGGTGAGTACGGCTGCAATTGCATTAATCGCGGCATCATCCCCCCTCTTGCTATCCGTAATAAAACCAGCGGTTAAAAATTTATTTAAAAAACTTACTGCGAAGAAGAAGAAAGAGGAATGATTTGGTGCGTATGAGGTTTAGTTTGATTAGGTGGAATAGTTACTTTAATTCCTTCACAACTAACTGCATATTGCCCAACAAATACAGCGCCTAATTTCGCTTGCTCCGCACATATTTTTAATCTTTTTAACTCTATTTCTAATTTTGTATTTGTAATTAATAATTGTTGTGCTTTTATATTCGTTTTTACTGCCGTATGGCACAAGTCTACTCCTCGTCCCAATGGGATATTAAATTGTATAGCACCTCCGAAATTCAAATTATGAGAGTCCTTCTCAAAGCGGGGTAGCTCTGAATAATATTTAACCTCACCTGTATCTTCGTTATATACTGGGCTGCGCGTCGTGTCGATTCTAGGTAAAGCGTAAGAATGTGTTTTGGAAATGAAGGGGCTAATTGTTAATGAAGGGCTTACACATTGAATCCCCTGACTATATCTAGAAGTAGGCCACAACCCTGGTGTAATCATTGTGGCATTGTTATTAACGACCCCCTGACTGGTACTTTGTGGACTGCTGACTGTCGTGTTAGCTAAAGCAATCTGAGGGATATTTAATAAAACAAATAAGCCTACATTCCAAACACACTTTCTGATTGGCTTTGAGTAGAAGTTTGAATTTGCCTTTGTATAATTGTGATCGTATCCAGTCCTGGATTTTTTACTGAAGTTACCAGAGAAAAAGGTTGAGCCTCGTTTACTAATTGAAACTGTGGAACGGCTTCTAGTGATGGTGTAACCCAATTATAATTTACCCCATTTGCTGTTTGAGTTTCGGTAAGTTGTAAGCTTGGATTAATTGCTGATCCTGTAATTGGTTTAACATTGTGACCTGTTGCTGAGTAGCTAAACCCTCCGAATTGATAACTAGTAATTGTTTCATTGATTAATGTTTCACTAGAACTTGAAGTTGATAGAGTCCCAGAACGAAATTGAGGAACGACGGGTTGAGCATAACTTTTTAATGGAAAAAATATTAAATTGCATAATGGTAATAAATATAAAATAGAACGCATAATAAGATCACTAATATTATTCCTAATAGAGTAAATATCATTAATCAATTGTTATCGACATTGTTGTTGAAGCTGTGCAACCAGAACCACTGCCAAAAGCACCTGAGCAAGTATGAACTCCTGAACTAAGAGAAGTAATCACTCCAGAACCTAATGTTCCTCCACTTCCTACTGTGGTGGTTCCTGATAAATGTGGAAGGCTAGCAATTCCTGAACTTGGAGCTACAGCGCTAGGAGTAGCATCGCCATATAAAATTGACTCTGTTTTTTGAAATGCGCTGCCTGTTGTTGTAACTGAGGTATCTGTATTTACTAAGGCTGGAACGCCATTGGTCAGACTGCCAAGGTTCAATCCTCCAACCCTTCCACTAACTGCCGAGCCATCAACGGTAATGCTAGGGGTCAGATTTGACCCGCTAATTTGATGAACAGTTGCACCTCTTGTTGTTTGGCTATAGGGCATATTCACAGAAATGCTTGCAGCGGTGACAAATTTTGATGTGATGTCGGCTTTAGCTTGTAAAGGTGCAAAAGCTAAAAGCAATAGAGGAAGTAATTTTTTCATTGAAGTTTCCCGTCTGGGCCAATAGGTCTTTGAGTGATTGGATCAGTTTTAACAACTTCAGCTCCAATAATTTTAATTGGCGTTTCTACTCGTATAACTTGATAACCGCTTGAACTTTCCATATCAGCTTCTTTGTCTTTCTTTTTGCCATTGCCTTTCTGGTTGGCATCAATTCCGAATGTCGTGAGAGTTGAAACAAAAATCGAAGCTATGAACGTCGGGTCCATATCCTGTTTAGGCAGGATGCTTTCAGGTAAATCTACATACGCCAATGTCAACAGAAACCCCGACCACCCAAGGACCACCAATCTCGTAATCATTGAGATGAAAGATACCTGTTCTTCCTTATCGTCAAGACCTGCCTTAATTCTTCCTATTAATCCTTTTTTCTTTTCTGGTGGTGTTTCGGTCATATGCCGACATAGCAAATTAGTCTTAGTCTAGATTAGTTCCTCTATTCGTAAAGTGACCGAGATTACGGCAGCTATTGTTTCAGGTGCTTTTGTGTACTTTGCAATGGAAGCTAAAAAGAACTCGGAGCTTAAGCAGGAGATTTTTTTAAGACTCAATCGCTTAGAGACATCAATTGCAAGATTAGAAGAGCGTTGTCCTATGAAACCTTCTAGATGAATTTTTCTGATGTTTTAAGTAGTCCAATCTTCTGGGCTTTTTTCGCGCTTGTATCTGAATTAATTGGTGCTTCAAAACTACGTCAAAACGGAGTTGTAGCAGTTATTATGGATACTATCAAGAAGATGAAACCAAAGACTACCGACACTCCAAAATGAAGGAAATTTCAATCAAAGAAAACGCTGCTAGGAATCAATACATGGAGACCCTATATCGCCTCGACAATCGCGATGACCCTTCTCATCCTCATGCAAATACCTTCACTGGCTTGCACCAAGAAGTGCTGACTTATGAGCGATTAAAAAAAGAATTGGAAATATACGACAAATGGAAGAATCGTTATTGGCGAATTGCTAACGATTAATTTTAGGCAGAACAAAGCCCCTGTCCTAGGAGCAGAGGCGATGAACTAACGCGTTATACGAATATTAACTTATTGCGTCCTCATAGCAACCTATCTATTTTAAAGGAGCCTGCATGACTTGATCCCCTACCAGTGAGCTTGGTGCGTGCAGGCACCTCTTCAGGTATGTTTTAATATGTTTAATTAGTAAAGGGTTAACCCCTAAGCCTAAATAACAAGGTATTATATAGATGCCGAGAGGTATTACCATTCATGAGGTTTTTAAATGGCTTTTCAAGCTACTCACAGAATTAAAAGAACAGGGGTTGAGGTTCAGCTTTATTGCACTCATAACGACGGCGGTCTAATACAACTTTTTGATGTACATGAACGCAGCGTTTTTTGTGAACCAAGCGAATTACAAGAACTAGCTATCGGAGATGTTTCTTTCTAATGAAAATCACTCACGTCAACTCAGTCAACAAGCCTTTACTTTATAAGGCTTATCAAAACAGCAGAGAAGAACTTAAATCATTGACTATTATCTCAATCGTTTTAATTTCCTACTTCGCTCTTACATAACCACCATCCCCTCTTTTGAGGGGTTTTTTTATTCCGAGAGGTAACCATTCATGAACTCTATTAAAAAGAAATCAAAGCCAAAGTACAGAAAAGACCCTGCTCCTGAACTTGGCAAAAATGCTGCTGAATTTGCAAAGCACCTTGATATTGGTTTTGATGTCGCAGGTTTAGAAATGAGTGACTATCGAGCGCTCATTATTCAAGACGAACGATATGGACCTGGCTTTTCTATTTGCCAGCTAGATACCAACGAACATGAACCAGAGTGTTATTTTCAAACAGGCATTGCTGTTTTTGAGGATGGGATACATTGGATGGTTGACCTAATTGAAAAAGAACAAGCGCATGGGGTGTCTTTAGTATTCAATGAAGAAGTCACAGGAAGTATGGCAGCGATGATGGTTATGACTTGTATTTTGAGAGAAGAGCCTTTATACGCTCCAACTTGTCCTTGCTGCAAAGAAGAGGAGGCATAAACTTAAACCTGCCGAGGAGCAGCCGAATACAAGAGCGCGTGCGCGTAAATAAGGCGGGTCCTATGAATGGGGCTATCTATCCCTCGGCTTAAAAAAATTGGTGAAGGTTTTTATGCGGTGCCTTTCGGGTTAAACCTTCTTTAAAACCGACCCTCTATATTTAAGGACTAGGGGTTCAGTCCTCAAGTAATTTATATTTGCTGCTAAGTAATAGCAAGACAACAAACACGTAATGTCACGCCTGGAGGTTCCTGGCCTTCGGTCCATCTTTTTAGTACTGACCACTGAACTATTTGTGAATCGTTCCTGGCGATACCTGCCTGTTCTATGGAATCTCCTATGCCCCTCGTTAGCTTGTCCAGGTCAGGTTTTGTTGCTTTGTGATTTGGGGCAGAAGGTCTTAATCCTTTCTTGCCAAAATGCCCCTTTGGTCTAACAAATCTAAAATTGGCAGATACAAATAGAGGAGCGCTTTGGTCCCAATCGTCTGGGCATTCATCAGCCAAAGCAATAATGACTTTTGAACGCCACTCTTTTAGCAACGCATCATTGCTATATCTCAAACCACCAAACCGAGGATTACCAACTAAGGAACCTTGAGGGATGGGCGCTCCGATAACTTCAATTTTGATTTCTCTTGTTCCTTCCATTTAGTAACTAATAATTCCAGTTCTTTAATACGCAATTGAGCGTGTTGGATTTTTTCTTCAAGTCTCACTTTTAGCAAGACGAATTTCCCAGGTGTAAATCGTAGGTTTTGCAATTGCGATGTCGTCTTCTATTTCCATCGCTTTTCTTTTATTCAGTTCCACTTTTAATTGATCAACCATTTCTGAGAACTCATATCGTTGAGGACATTTTTTCCTGGTAACGGTCACCCCTTCTTCTGAGTGCTTTTCTTTGATATTTCCCTTTTCATAATGCTCATCAATTTCTTCTTTTAAAAGATAGAGTCGTGCATTTCGTTCGTTGATCTCTTCCTTTAATTTTTTTATTTCTTGAAAGACGCGAGGTAAAGGATTCATAAGAACTTTTTGTTTGATTTGGTCAAATTCGGATTCAATAGAGTGGGTCATCAAATTCGTTATAAGGGACAGGTGGTGATGGTTTTGCTGTAAAGCAATTTTCTAAATGATTGACTAAGTTGGCTTGCACGTATGGGTCTTCAAATAGAGCCATCCATACTTGTAAGCTTTCAGCCTCGTCTTCTGGGGTCTCTTCGTATATGAAGTAAGTATCAGATTCAATATCCTTGGAGATGCTGGGAGACCGAATAAACGAAATCGGCTCTTTTTGTTTCTGCGTTTTGCGTAGCAATAGCAGCAATAGACGATGAAGAAGTTTCATGGACATCACCAAGGGAACGGAGATCAGAAGCCAGATAGGAAGAAAACAAAACAAAAGGAGTGCCGATAATGGCGAACGCGACTGTCTTTTTGAGTTCTTGCATTTCATAAGATTGCAGGTGTGTGAATCATGCCTTAAGGGTTAACCCTTGGCAAGCCTACGCAGCAATAGCAGGACTAAATAATAAAGAACGCCATACTCTTACATCACCAGCATGGCGAGAGGAGCGAGAACTTTGCATTGTTTGGTTTGTTTTTTCGATCCATCCTTCTCTAGCTGCTTTTAAGAATATTGGCCCTAATGCTCTGTTGTCATGAGTCTCTATTCCTAATAGATCCAATCCATCCCAGACATCATTAGCTGTAATAAATTCCTTATACCTTGCGTGGTTCACTAGTGCTTTGAAAGCTACGCGGCGAAAGTCCTGGTTGGCGTTTTTATCAACGCGGTCCATTGCTTCTTCTTTTTTGACTTGAGGCGAAAATAAATCTGTTTGATGCATTTTAAATTTGGGGTTGTTTTGCAAAGAAGGCTTCTCTTTTCTTTTCGTATTCAGCAATGCAGTCATGGGTTTTATAACTACTGGTGAAGGTTTGATTTGGTTTAGACCAAACTGCGAAGCACTTAGTAATTGGAATATCAGGGTGGCAATGCTTAAGAAGGGAAAGGTATCCACCAAGTTGAGAGCTAATGTCTCGTTTCCTACCAGAAGCGCTGAGTGTTTTTAAATCAGCTAAGGCATAGTTTCCTGATTCCTTATGACGTAAAACACAATCAGCAGAGCCAGCTATACCGCCAGGAAAAGTTAAATCAACCATTCTGTGTTCACACGCGACGGCTTCCCATCTATTCCAGAAGTCATAGGACAGGAGGGGATCGACCCAATCTTTGTAATTGCCAGGATCGAGTGGTTTTTGCTTTAACAAAAAAGCTTCTAAACAGGCATGGACATGATTGCCTCTTGGTTCCCATTCAGAACGCGTCCTCTCGTGCGCTTCCTTCGTCTTCTGGTTCCTCGTATCGATTACTTGGGAGATTGAGTACTTGACCCATTTCTGATTCAGGCGGTAACGGTGAATCGATGGATAAAATTGCAGGTCCTTCATCGGACTCCAGTGGATGTTCTCTGTCATAAGTAGAAGTAGCAAAAAAGGACGAACAAGGGCGCAGGTCAATATCCCAACGCAGGTTTTTAAATTGAACGTTGGGGCTGCCTAATTTCGCAATCGTGATCGCGTGAGGATTAGACCCCTCATGAACGACATATCCGTTAAGCCATTTATCTTTGACCTTTCTCTCAACAGGGGTTCCTTTGAGGGGTGTGATTAACCCCCCTCCCTGTGATACCTGTATATAAGATGACAAACGTGATAAACCCTTTAATTCATGCGCGTGCGAGGGTTTGTCACCCTTAGTGACGTTTATCACGGGGTCTGGGGGGAGGCTACCTATTGGTTGGAATAAAGCTGCTGGTCGTCCTCCATCTAACGTCGCTCCAACTTCTCCAGATTTATAAATCAAACCTTTCTTTGTTAATTGAGCTAGGCAGCGATGAGCCTTATTCCGTTCAATATTTAATCGATTCATTATCTCTGCTGCTGTTACAGGAAATTCTCCTTGGTCCCATCTTTCTTGAATGAAATCAAATGCATCGGCTTGTCGTCCCTGTAAATCTAGTTCTGCATCTGCTCGCGCTTCCTGGGCCATTGCTTCTGCTCCATCACCATGACTAATCCATCCATCGTCTTTTAATTCAGCAACCATTGTTGTTCCTTTTGCTCGGCCTTGCGTTTTTAAAACCACTCGAAAATCAGTTTGAGTTTGGCCTTCTGCTGGTTGTTTTAACCAATTCATCAAGATCGTTAAACTTGCGCAGGCTGGAAGAGCGTTGCTTCCTCTTGATGCATTCGTAGCGTTTCCACCAGCTACTGATTTATTGGTGTGATGAATTAAGACCAGGGTGGCTTGATATGGGGCCAGAGCAGAGGCAAGCATTCGTGCTGGTCCATCAAATGCACTTGTTGCTTCATCTATCCCTAAAGGGCTTACACAGGCGTGATAGCTATCTAGTAAAAAAAGCGCTCCTGGGTTTTGAGAAGCAATCGTTTCTAGTTCTGCAATTCCTTTATCGTTTAAATGTAGTGGCGCTCCTGTATGCCATAAGCATTCAATTGGTCCAGCAAGTTCTCCATTATTTGCTGTCAGACCTTCTCGTTTAAGAATGGTAAACCAATCATTTTCTGGCTGGTCGGTTCCAATTATGAAGCATTTGCTGCATTTCCCATGAAGTCGATGGCCCAAGTAATTCATATCTCCTCTCCACCACGCTCCGATCATTCCTGCCATCAATGCAGACTTTCCTACTTTGGGAGGAGCTACTAATAAATTTGTTGTTCCAGCCATAACCACACCTTCCCAAACCCAAGGAGTGGGAGTGGTATCCATTCGCTCTCCTTTCCTTCTAGGCTTGGCGGCTCCACTTAGATTTGATCTTGCTTCTGTTAGGTAAGAGCGAATCTCTGCATCTCGTAGTGGCGTGTTGCCATCTTGAACAAAAAGCCTAAGCAGATAAAATTGCTGTTGCTGGTCTTTTTCAGAAGTTACTAGAAAGGCGGCGCGGTCTTTTATTCCCTGCAAGTCTTTCTTGTGTTCTTTTACGAGCGCTGCTGTGTCTGTCTCTTGTAAATCTCTTAAGTTCACGTGTGTAATAGCTTTCTTGTGCTTTGGTTGGTGAGTAATAGTCCGACTGAGTAAATCGTCCGAGTTTTTCGAGTTTACGGAAGGCTGCGAGTTCTGGGCTTGATTCGTAAGGATGTTGTTTATCAAATTCATCAAGCGCTTTATCTGAGCGTTCTTTTTGTGCTTTGGAGTAAACCCCAAGAAGGGCTAATTCCATATTGAAATCAGCAGGGAAGGAATATGGAACCCAACGCAGCATTTCGTAGGCTCGTCTCTCTTTATCGAGATCAATTTCAGGATCAGGCATTTAAGGGTTAACCCTTCGTGTTTACTACTTCGGCTTAGTATTACTTATTAGCCTAAGTAGTGCAAGACCCTTGCTATGCCAGCTAAATAAAAATTGTGATATTTGTCACTAAGTGACGATAGTGCTTGTTACATTAAGAAAATGGGATAAAGTTCGCATAGCAAAAACAAGGGGTTCACCCCTAACTAAAACTAATTATTTATGCCTAGCAAAAAACGCGACTGGGCCGCCGAGCAAGCTTTAAGGCTAGAAGCTCGACTTGGATTAGGCCGCAGTGATAAACATTGGAGAGAACAGAATAATCTCTCTCAGCAGAATTGTCACGATTGGGCTAAGGCTGCTGGTATTCCTCTTCATAATTCTCAGGTTGCATATTGGGAACGTGGTGTTTTAGATCCTAAAGGGGAGTTCTGGTATGCAAGAGAGGCTTATAATTTCGCCATAGCAGAGAATGATTTTCCTCCTGGGATTTCTCGAACAGTTCGTGATCGGATGAAAGCAGCGGAGCCTTATTTAAATGCAGACGGCGAAGTAGCAAATGCTCAAGATTTTCAGGCAATGTTTGGAGGGAGGCAATCGATTAATAAAATTTATACAGTTCAAGCCGTAAAGAAAATCACACCAGAGCATGCATTGAATATTAGTACCTTTGATCGCACAGTCTTTTCTGGTTTTGCTACTGATGAGTTAATGGATAGAAAGGATGCTTGGAAATCTTTAGTTGTGCATTTAGAAGGCATTATGAATAAAAAATTACTGCGCAGAATGCAAGCTGTAGTAGCTGGTCAGGATGATTGGAGTGTTGATGAGATCGCGACCTTTACTAATAACGGGACTAAGAATGATTGCATTATTGCTAATGCTTTGGAAAAATGGACTGGAAAGAAGATGCCAAAGCCTAATGAAATACTGTTAAAGGGTGGAGATATGAGATGGCCTAAGTTGACATAAGAAACCTTCATTTGATACAGCCTTGTTCCTAATCCCCCATTTAGGTTTAATCTCCTATTTTATTTCAAATACTAGGGGTTGACCCCTTACGTTCTAATAGTAATATTAGCTCGTTCCGCATTTACTATGTCAAACAAAGAATCAAGCAGATTTGATTTTTTACTCACATTAAAAGAATCAACTGCTCAAATAGTCGATTCAGCTTTAAAAGCTTTTGATGAATCTATTCGTACACTCGACTGGAATAAATTAGATTCAGACGAACAGCGATCCGTTAAGGGTTGGCATCTCGATCTTCAAAAAGCGAAAAAATCAATCAACGAGGGTAATGGCTGATTTTCAAACATTAAAAGAACTTCCTTCTGCTTTGATTGAGTTCCACAAAACTCTTCCAGCAATAGAAGAAAAGACTACTGGCGTTCATTCCAGTAAATATGCACCTTTGTCTTACATACAAGGCATCACAGTTCCTTTGCTAGGTAAGCAGGGTTTGGTTTGTATTCAAACCTTTGAGTCTGATGGAGAGAGCGAGTTCCTAGTAACTCATCTTTTGCATAAAAGTGGTGAGTCAATTTCTGGCAAAACCAAACTCATTAAAGGTTCGATGAGAGAACCTAATCAGGATTGGGGTGCAGGGGTCACATATCGCTCAAGGTATGCATATTTAAAAATGCTCGGCATTTCTGCTGGTATGCCTGACATTGTGGATCAAATTGAAACAGACCAACCCACAACCTCTTCTTTAAAACCTCCAGTTGCTATTCCTACGCAAAACGGAGAGAATATCAAACAACCACCAGCCGACCCTGGTTTTATCCAAACTTATTTATTGGATCTTGAGCAATGGGCCAAGAAGCATCCGACTTTGATTCCTGGCTTGAAAGTTGCTTATAAACAAAAGTTTCCTGATTTCACTGGAAGCTTTACAGCACACGTTCAAGAGCCTCATCACATTGAATTTATTGATCGTTTCACAAACAGACTGACCTAATGGAAGCTGAATTTAACGACAATCAAAGAAGCCAAAGGGTCACCAGAAGAGTTCGGCCTATTGGAATGGCTGATTGGCAGTGGCGATCTGAAGTGGAGGCTCATAAACGTAGGTTTCATGTTGGAGCGAAATTAAAAGAACCGAACTGGCATATTTTTAAGTCTTGGCAAAAAGAAAATAATTTAAGCGATAACACTGGCCTTAACAGGCTTATAGAAACTCACCCTGATTTACAAAACCATGCCTGATTTTAAAGAAGACGCGTTTGCGTTGTTTAGCAATTTCAATCGTTCAAAGATTGAAGGAAAAGAAAACGAACATTGGTCTAAGGCTGAATGGCCTATTGAAGAAATAAAAAAGTTGTGGGATTGGGTTAATGATCCAGCTACTCCTAAAACAGAAAATCAAAGAGGAGAAAGATGCGTCACTGTTAACCAGAAGCTTTTACCAAGGACTTCTAAAAAAGGAAACGCTTTCTTATTGGGTGTGACTTCTGGGAAGAAAGAAGAGATGCCTTTCTAAATGAGTGATGATGGCGTTGCTTGGTATCTGCAACAAGCAGGTCGTATTCCTTTATTAACTCCAAGCGAAGAGATAAGCCTGGGGAATGAAGTCCAGGCTTACATGGCCATTCGAGATTTACCTAATCCAACGGCGGCACAAAAAAAAATAATAAAAAGAGGTCTTAAAGCAAAAAATAGGATTTTTAATGCAAATTTGCGTTTAGTCGTTCATATCAGCAAAAAATATGCAGAAGCAAATTTAAGCACGATGACCATGCTTGATTTGATTCAAGAAGGAAATATTGGTTTGTCTAGAGCAATCGAAAAGTTTGATCCTTCTCGTGGTTATAAGTTCTCGACTTATGCATATTGGTGGGTTCGGCAGGCTGTGACGCGATCCATCTCAATGTCAGATCGCAGCATTAGGCTTCCGATTAATGCCATAACGATTCAAAAAAAAGTCGCAAGGTTCGCAGAGGCTTTTAAGGAAGAAAATGGTCGTCATCCAACTATGGATGAATGCGCTAAATATTGCGAAATCAGACCTTGCACAATGAGGGCTTACTTGGAACACACCCCAAGGATTTCAAGCCTGGATCAACTGACAAATCCAGCGAGCAAGTTATACGAAGAAACAACAATTCTTGATTTGATTTCAGGTAATGAAAGTAGTCCAGAGGAAGAGCTAGAAATTCAACATGGCCTTGAGCAGCTAGATGAATTAATGGCCGATATACCAGAAAGAGATCGTTGGGCGCTTGAGTTGCGTTTTGGTATAGATGAACTTGGTCCTCTCACGTATGTCGCGATTGGCAAGATCCTGAATATTAGTAGGGAAAGGGTGAGGCAAATCGAAGCGCGTTGGTTGAGAAAGATGCGCCTAAAGATGCACCCACTTCATAGGAAACAGCCTCCTAACTGAGTTCTATTGTGTACAAATTGTGTACAAGCAATATTTGCAATAAAAAAGCAACGGCTGAGAACCGCTGCTATCACTGATCGGGGCGACAGGATTCGAACCTGCGACCTAGTGCTCCCAAAGCACCCGATACCCCATAGTCCACAACTGACATCTCGCTTAAACACTAGATTATTATTGCAAGGTTCGTGACGGTTCGCGAAGGTGCGGCTATGATTTGTGTACATTTTGTGTACAAGCATGGGTTGGGAAGAAGGGCTGGATACTCAAATCAAAGGGTTTGGAAAAGGTTGGTCCTTACGAAAACACAGGGATAGGTTTTTGATTATTCATAGACCAGGAGGAGTTCAGAAATCTGCTCCTTTAGGTTTGAAGTGGCATGAAAGCAATTCTGGCGAAGCTTTCCTTAGAGCAGAAGAAATAAGAAAACTCGTTAAAAAAGGCTCCTCAATTAAAGAGGCTTCTAAAAAAGTTATTGGCGGCAGTCCTATAAACGAGGAGGATTGGGTTGGCGCTTTATATCGTTTCAAAGAGCAAAAAATAAAGCACGATACAAATATCTCTGAGGGAACTTGGAAGCACGATTATTCTCCAGTCTTAAAGATGGCCGTTGGTTATTTAGTAGGGAAAAAGGCTCCAACAAATCCAGCAGATTTAATTGACTTATGCATTCGAGAGTGGGAAGTAGGCAGCCCATCCAGGAAAAGAAGAACAAACAATCTTTGCCAGTTTCTTTCCTATTGCGTGGAGCGTGAGAACTTTTCTTCTAATTGGAATCCTCCAGCAAATAGAAAATCTCATATTGGTAGGAAGCCAGCAAATGTTAAAACTCAAAAGGTAGATGCAATTACTGAAGAAGAAATATTGTTTTTAATAGATGGAATGCCAGAAACTCCTGCTGGCGCTCGTTGGGTGGCAGCGATCATGATTATGGCTGTTTATGGCTTAAGGCCCGTAGAACTAAAACACTTACAAGTAAAAACAAATAAAAAAACAAAAGAGCCTTATTTATGGTGTTCTTATCAGAAAAGGGCTGGAGCAGGCGTGACCAAACCAAGGGAACTTTTACCTTTATCGGTTGCAGGGCAAAATTGGAATTTATTGTGGCGCTTACAAAATGATGAGATCGATTTGCCTTCCTTGAAAGGAAAAGGTGGAGTTGGAGATGCGGCGCTTAAGTATTTCAAGAAAAGACCAGCATTTAGAGAGCTACAAGAAAAGCTTGCAAAAAGGGGAGAAAGGATTGGTTCATATAGTTTTCGTCACTCCTTCTCCGTAAGAGGACATCAAAGAAATATTCCTTCTGGCGATATTGCAAGCGCAATGGGGCATTCGCTCGAAACTCATCTTCGTTCATATCCTTGGGCAACCAGCGCCACAACAAAAGAAGCATTCCGAGAAGCCGAGAGAGTTGCTATTGCTAAGAGAGCGTAGTAATATGAACAGACGCGAATACTGCCGAAATGACGAGTTGGGTCACTATCAAAGAACTAGCTGCTCACGCTAGAGTTTCAGTTCGAACTATGGAAAAAATGAGAGATTCTAGTTTTGATCTTGGTAAGCATTATCGAAGAAAAACTCCTGGCTCTCGTAATTGGTTATACAACTTAGAAGCATGCGAAAAAACAATTAATAGGCTTTGCTCTGTCTGATTTGTCTATGCTGTAAATAACTCAGGGCATCTCTTCAGCCTTTTGAGTAAACAGCATTTATCAAATCAAATGAAAACCTTCTCCCCAGAGGATTGGAGGAATATCTTTCGAGGGTATAGAAACACACCCGAACAGAACATTGGTATTGAAATCCTCCGCCAACACCTATTAGAAGATATTCGTATTGATGCCACTCTTCTTACTACTGAGTCATCATGGTATAAGCACTTCAAGCGAAGTCCTAACGTTTACTCTCCATAAGCTATGGCGACCATTGGCTTTGAACTAAGAAGCGAACTCCCTCAACTAAAGAACTTCACGGATCGTTTGAACAGGCAACTTCCCTGGATGGTTCGAGATGCTATGGCAGCCAGTGGGCAGTCGGCTAAGAAAGCTATATCTGCACAAATCCCTCGATATATAGAACAACCTGTTAGATGGACAACCAATAGTGTGATTGCTACTAAGCCACACACCAATAGGCTCAACGTTCAAATTGGTTTTAAAGATGATTACCTTACGGGCTTTAATAGCAGCGCCACGCCAGCAGCTAAATACTTACAGCCAATGGCTAAGGTTGCTAGGAAGTCTGGGAAGGAAGCACGTGGGGCAAAGGGTACAGAGAAACAACTAAGAAGGTCTGGGGTAATAGGACCTGGGCAGTTCATAGTTCCGACTGGTGCAGCCCCTTTGAAGTTCAACCCCTATGGCAATATCTCTGGCTCGATGTATCAAACAGTTATTAGCAGGCTCAAAGGATACAACGTCTCAGGCTTCACCTCTAACGCTTCTGGCTCTAAGCAAAGCAAGCGCAAGCGTTCAAGCCTTGACTTCTTTACCGCTACTCCTGGCGGCTTAGACTATGGCATCTATGGTCGTGTTGGTAAGAAACCCAAAGGCACTGGTGGTCCAGGAAGTATCCGAGGTGGTAGACCCGTAACAACAAATCTTAAGAGAGGATTCCACACAGTTTTCTATGTAACTGACTCGGCTCCTCGATACAACCAAACCTTCCCTGTAGAAGACATCGCGGCTGGTACATTCACTGGTACGTTTAGGAAGAACTTCTTTAAAGCATTAGCTAAGGAGATAAAAGTACAGAAGAGGAAGGGCTATCTATAGGGCATACAACGGTATCGACGGGTCCTTCTACGCATTAGGTTTGCGGGTATTTTCGCAC